GATATTCGTAGAGTTATTAATTCAGCTCAAAGAAACGTAGTTAAGGGTAGACTTAAATTAGATACATCAAGTATTATACAAAATGATTATAAGTTAAAACTATTAAAGATTTTAGAAACACAGAATAAAAAAAATGCATTCAAAGAAATCAGACAACTATTAGCAGACAATAAGATTACAGATTTTGCTGACTTGTTTCGTTTGTTATATGATGAAGTAGATGGATATGGTAAAGGTCACTTAGCAGAATGTATTTTGATTATTGCAAGATATGAACTATCAGATAGTCAGGTAGTTGATAAAGAAATAAACGCAATGGCTATGATAATAGAGATACTAGGAGTTATAAAATGAAAATAGATAGTACTGGATTTAAAGCCCTCGTAGGTTTTATAATAGCAATATCTACTTTAGTTGGTACAGCATTCACGGTAGATAGCCGATATGCTAAAGAACAACAAGTAAAAAAAGTAGAACAAAAGGTTCAAAAAGTTGAAAAACGACTTGACAAGAAGATTCTTAGAGATAGAGCTAATGCGTTACAAGAACGTGTTTGGAAACTTGAAGATAGGTATGAAAAGAAAAGAATGCCTAAAACAGTTCAAGAAGAGTTACGTAAACTTAAAGCAGAATTAGTTCAAATTCAAAAGGACTTGGAGAAATAAATATGGACCCGTACCAACGTAAACCTAAACGAAAAAAACAAGTACAAGTTGACTTAAAACAAGCCGATACTATCAAATGTAATGATTGTGATAACTATTTATTTATAACATCATTCATACTAAAAAAACTATCAGCTTTAATGTCACCAAATGGTCAAGAAGCCTTGATTCCTGTTCAAGTATACAGTTGTGGGAATTGTGGTAAAGTTGCAGAAGGTATGTTAGCTGGTGCTGGTTTAGAAGAAGAGATTGTACCAAATCCAGATGAGTTACCAAGTTTGAATATATGAGGGAGAAAACATCTTCGGTAAAAAAGAAGAGCCTATTCGACCACATCAAACAGATAACATCGGTTCAAAACCCTAAGTATTGGGAAGAGATATCAGACGAAGATAAGAAGTCTTGGTCTAATTATATGACTAACAGATTCCTATCGATGAATATGGATTGGGTTGAATTGGTAAATGAATTACAAAAGTATAACTTGAAACCTAAAGAGTTATATAAATTATACACAAATATTTTACCAAAGGGAAAACAATGGTTAAAATATACAAAAGGGAGAAATCAAATGGAATATCCAAACTGGTTAATTAATATTATAGCTAATCATATGAGTGTCAGTAAAAAAGAAGCTTATGATGCTATTGAAATGTACTATCTTAGTGAAGGTGGTATGTTAGAATTGGGAGAGATATGTGCAAAATGGGGAATTGAACCCAAGAAGATTGAAGCTCTTGGTTTAAACGTACTTGGTTCTATCGGAGGATACACCGCAGGAAATAGAAAATAATACTTGACTCGTATACGATTTTATTCGTATATTTAGTTATGTAAATAGGGATATAATATGAAAGTTATAAAAGACTCTAAGAATGCTTCTTTGACTCCGATTAAGTCATCAGTTATAGAAATGATGGAACAGGAATGGCCGGAGATGACAGACGAATTCAAGAAGATACAACGAGAACAATACGAATTGTTCTTACATAAACAACACGACTATGGCCCAGGTAATATCTCTGTTGGAACTCAGTTACAAACTGAAGAAGAGATTAAATTATCACTTACAGGTTTGTGGTTTCGTATGAATGATAAGTTACAACGAGTAAAAACTTTACTGATGAACAATCGAGAATCAGCTGTTAAAGATGAACCATTAGAAGATGCGTATCTTGATGTTTCAAATTATGGAATTATGGCTACAATCGTTGGACGTGATAAGTGGGGAAAATGAAACGAATAAGTTATAGTCAGTATAGTCAATGGGTTACGTGTCCATATAAATGGAAACTTAATTACATTGATAAGTTAAGTGTTTGGACAGATAGTATACATACCCTTTTTGGTACAAGTATGCACGAAGTATTACAAACATATCTTACAGTAATGTATAATGATACCATTAAAACGGCAGACGCACTTCCATTAGAAAAGATGTTATTACATCGGATGAAAACAAACTATACTCAAATTATGGAAAAGAATGGTGGTGAAGTATTTTGTGAACAATCTGATATGCAAGAATTTTACAATCACGGATTACTGATATTAGATTGGTTTAAGAAGAAACGTAATATGTATTTCAGTAAGAAGGGTTATGAGTTAGTTGGTATAGAAGTGCCTGTTGACTATGACTTACCAAATAAGATTAAGTTTATTGGTTATATAGATGTTATAATTTATGATACTGTAAGAGACAGATATAAGATTATAGATATCAAGACTTCTACAATGGGTTGGAATAAATGGCAAAAGGCTGATAAGTCTAAAACAGACCAATTGTTATTATACAAACATTTCTATGGTGCTCAACACGATATATCAGTAGATAAGATTGATATAGAATACTTTATCGTAAAGCGTAAACTATATGAAAAGGTAGATTTTCCACAACGTAGGGTTCAGACATTTCAACCAGCTAGTGGTAAACCAAGTATAAATAAGTTAATGAATAATTTAAACCAGTTTCTTGGTGAGTCTTTTATTGATGGGGAGTATAACTTAAAACATAATTATGTTAAACAACCATCTAAAAAGAACTGCAGATACTGTGAGTTCAATCAAACAGAACATTGTGATGTAGGAGTTAAATAATGACAACTAAACTAAGTTTAAGACTAAAACTAAGTGACTTTATTAATAGTGAAATAGAATCAAAAATTATGGAAAAAATTAATAATATTCATAATGAGTTACGTGTAGCAGTCTTGTTACATCTATGGTTTGAAGATGGTGAAGTAGCTACTACTGATTTAAAAAACTTCTTGATGAAGTGGGAAAAAAAGTTATCTTTTAAAACTGTTGTTACATCAGGTTCTACTATTAAACCAAATGAGTTTATATGGTTTGATATAATTCCAACAGATTTATCTTATACTTCTAGGAAAAGGTTTCAATTCAAATATTCAAATACTAATTCTATAGTTAATGGACTACAACAATTTTATGAAGTAGCTAAATTCACTACCTCAGATAAACCAGTAAAACAGCAAAAGAGAAATGACTACGAAGATTAAAATTGGTATAGTTGGTAGTCGTAGTTACGCCAACAAGAAAAAAATAAAAGATTTAATATTTCAGATAAAAGAAAAACATGGTGATGAGGTAGAAATAGTTAGTGGTGGTCAACGAGAGGGTGTAGATGGTTTTGCTAAAAAGTTTGCATTAGAGTTTGATATGAATTATGTAGAGTTCCCACCATCACATTACACTTGGAATATGCATTGTAAGAACCCAGCAACTGAATACACTAAACCATATTACGTTTCAAATTACTTTAAAAGAAATAAACAGATTGCAGAATATAGTGATATAGTTATAGCTTTCATACAAGATGGAGTTGAATCAAGAGGTACAATGAGTACAGTAGAATATGCTAAAAATGAAAAAAAAATGGTTAAAATATTAAATTAGTATATACTTATATATGTATATATTAAGAGAGGTTTTATGGAATACAAATTAACATCAGTTAAAATATTAAAAGATTTATATAAGAAGTTTAAATCAAGCACATTAGATGATGAATTTACCCTACAAAAATTGGTAAATCGTTCAATGGATTTATATGTTTTAGATGAAAAATTTAAAGAAACAATTCAATCATATAATAAATTAATACCAAGTGGGAGTAGATTATGAATTTAAGAGATGATTTATTACAAGCTAGTAGACTACAGTTTAAAGCTCAAATAGAGAAACATCGTATAAATGTAGAGAACTTACTAAATAATTCTGTTGGGGTTGGAGAACACCCTGATATTATGGCGACTGTTGAAAGTGAATTAGAAAAGATGTCAAGTTATCACGACAAGTTAGAAATGTTAGATTACTTTGATGTGTCTTTAAACAATAAAAAAATATTAAACGATTAAAGAGGTTATATGTCTAAGAAAAAGATTTTATTATTATCAGATGACCTGAGAATGTCATCTGGTATTGGTACAATGTCAAAAGAATTTGTACTTGGTACAATTCAACATTACGATTGGATTCAAATAGGTGGAGCAATAAAACATCCAGAAAATGGTAAAGTTGTTAATATGGATGAATCAGCTAGAAATGAAACTGGTGTTAAAGACGCTAAATTAACGATATATCCAGTTGATGGTTATGGTAATCCTGATTTATTAAGACAATTAATTAGTAGTGAAAAACCAGATGCTATTATGCATTATACAGACCCAAGATTTTGGGGTTGGTTATATGAAATGGAACACGAAATTAGACGAGAGATGCCTATTTTCTATTATAATATATGGGATGATTTACCAGCTCCACAATATAATGAGTTCTTCTACGAATCATCAGATTTGATTATGAACATATCTAAACAAACAGTAGCGATGGTAAAGGATGTTGCAAAAAAGAAACCAAGAACTGATTGGGATTGTACTTACATTCCTCACGGCATTAGTAAAAAATATTTTTATCCAATATCAATATTTGATGAAGAGTATAAACAAGTTGAATCTATGAAAAAACAACTTACAGATGACGATGTTGAATTTGTAATGTTTTATAATAATAGAAATATTCGTAGAAAAATGACAGGTGATGTTATATTAGCATTTAAGACATTTTGTGATATGTTACCTAAAGAAAAAGCTGATAAATGTGCATTACTGATGCATACACAACCAGTTGATGAAAATGGAACACACCTACCAAATGTAGTAAAAGCTTTATGTCCAGATACAAAAGTATATTTTAGTGAAAGAAAGTTAGAACCAAAACAATTAAATCATTTGTATAATTTAGCTGATGTAACAATTAATATAGCTTCTAATGAAGGATTTGGATTGGGAACTT